ATGGAGCCTAACATGTTCGGTAGCGGCCTCGGAATTGTAATATTCTTATTTTTAATTGTACTCGCCATATTGTGGTTTCTTCTCCCATTTGCTGTTTTTGGCATCAAAGATAGGCTTGATAACTTTGTTACAGAAGCCAAATCAACCAATAAACATTTGGATAATCTGAGAGCTGAAATAGATGAATTACGTGATTCTTTGGAGGCTGCTTTAGCCCAAAATAAAGCCGAGATTGATGCTGATGAATCACCATTATCCAGCCCCCAAAGCTCTTAATATAACCCTGCTAACGTTCACCAGTTTCTAATTATACAGCTAAACTCTGTAAAATTCGTCGTGCTCACAATTTGGACAAACGTTATCCTTTCCTTTAACCCCTAATTTTTTTAGCGATAAAGAAGGTATTTTTTTCATAGTATTTTCATCACCGATCCAGCCGCATAAGCAGTACTCAATCTGCTGTATAACAATACGTTCGTTCTAACCGCCTAAATTGTCGCGGCTTTTTTGTTCAGTTGCTTCGTTTAAATTATTCATAATTTAATATCCTTGGTCTCGTTACCGGCGGCAGCACAACTCGGCGTTATCAGCTCTTTTTTTGGGCTTCTGCCTTGTACCCTACCTACGGTGTAGGTGATGGGCACAGCCTTCATTTTCAGTCCTTTAAATACCTCTCTCATCTTGCTGCAATCATTGACGCTGATGATCATATTTCCTTTGATTGACCTGGCAAGGTCAGCCATTTTACGATATTCACCCAGGCCAAATTCGTTGCCATAGCCTGCTGTATCCCAGTAGGGTGGATCAAGATAGAATAGGGTGTGTGGACGGTCGTAGCGCTTTATACAAGCTAACCAATCGAGATTCTCTATAAAGGGCTGTACTGAGATCATGTTCAATTCGTAATAGGTTGATGCCATGCGTTCGATCAGTACCAGTGCCAAAGCTTTGGCCATCTACTTTGCCACCAAATGCATGTTTTTGAAGGTAGTAGAATCTGGCAGCTCTTTGGATATCAGTTAGGGTTTCAAGGCGTTTCATCTTTTCCCACTCAAACACCTTCCGGCTGGTAATGGCCCATTTAAACTGGCGTATAAACTCTTCTGTGGTCAGGAAATAATGGTAAGATTTTGTCTGCTAAGCGGCTTTTGCCACCCATCCAGGGTATAAAAGGTTTAGACATCGTGAGCCTCTTTTATTGTTAATCTGTACTAGGCTCCTTATTGTCACGTCGACATGGCGGGAGGCCTTAGCTAGCTCACCGTGTGTTGGCGACTGTTTGTATCTGAACATACAACCAGTCGCTTCTCTTTTTTTAATTCCTATCCAAAATTTATTTGCAGTACAATTTCAGAAGATGATTTTCAAATTACAGCTATAAACCCCTTGCTGTCATATAAGTTTGAATTGCATCTCGTAAATTAGATAACTCAATTGAAGTTAATCCGCCACCAACGCCCCAGGCTGCAAAATCCTGACTTCCCACAGACTGTAACGGTAATCCATTCAGATTCAGTCCGCCAACAAATATATCAGCATCTGCTGGGCCCGCGTCTGATAATAAAGCGTCCGTTACTGTCTCTGCATCATGTCGTAACTCAACGGCATTGTTGGCTGTTCGTGTTCCTCCATAAAAACCAACACCAGCACTCGTTGCCAGAACTGGGCTCACCGTAGTATCTTGACCAGCGAGCATTGCTGATTGAATGTCGCTCGCTATCTGAATGGACAGTATATTTCCGCTTACCGTTGTCCATGCTCCCATTGCGCCAAGCACACCAACAGCCAAATTCACTCTCGCTGTTCTATAGAAGAATTGCGACATGTTATCCAGTGACATGTTTTCAATACCAGTGTCTTTAATTTGAGTGTTAATGTATGCTATATTTCCGCTACCGTTATTATTAGTATTTAATCCTAATGCAGCATTGTATGTCACTGTTGAGGTGCCTGCATCAACAGCAACAGAATCCTTAAAGCCTTTCAAACCTAAAAGGCTATCTGCTTTATTTTTGTGAATAACATAAAGATCATCTAATTTTGTCCACACACCATCGGTTTTAAGCTTAACAATTAAATTATTAATATCTTTTTTAAGCTTTAAATCAACATTAGACAATCGGGCAAAATGCGGCCTTGCATCTATGTCATACGAAGGTTCTGATGTATGAATTAATGCTGTATTAAACATTTCAATACCTCTATGGTGCGAAGTTAAAACTGGCTGATGCAAGAAATATTGTACCTGTGTAATACATCGTAACCAGATCTATATAACCAGGCGTTGTAGTCAGTATAGGCGCACTACCACTTTGCCAGTGTACATTGGCTGGCCAGGTGATCGTCCAGCCACCTGTGCTATCTTGCACGGGTCGTAATACATATACAGCACCAGGTTTTGGATTACTGATTGCATCAATAGTCATATCACCCGTTAATGTTATAACCGCATTTTGAGCCAGATTCAAATTCCATGTCAGATTTGCTGTATAGCTTAATGTCTTTTCAGAAATGTGCTGGTTATCAATCCAGTTATGGGCCGTATTGAAAATGGCGGCCAGCAGTTGTGTTCTGTCAGTTTTACTAAGTGCTATGCCCATAGCTTCAATTAAAGTTGCCAGTTCTTCCTGCATAGCATTTAAATGATCCGGTTCAACAACAGTTGAGTTTGCATAATAACTGTTAGGATTCGGCCCAACAGCTTGTGGTGTAGGTAATACCTGTTGAGATGATGAGTTGTCTACGCGATACATGTTAAGTCCCCTACGTGTAATTAAATGTTACTTTTGTGTGCGCCGGTTTTAGTGCATTCATGGCGCACTCAAGTAATTGGTTGTTAGAAATTTGCAATGGGTCACCCGCAGATGATTGGCCAGCACGAAAATAAATAATCGTAGTGCCTGGTGCATTAACCTGCCATGTCATTATCGCATTTGTGTAATACAGGGCATCTCCCGTAAGTGAGCTTCCTGCTCGGAATGGTAAAAATTCAGTAATTGTGATGATATAACCCAGGCGAACTGCTACATCTATATAAAACTGCCGTGATAGACCGCGCTGTATACTTAACACACCAAGCAGTGAATTCCGGCGTTCCTGTAATAACGTAAGTTGGCCAACACATATGTCCGGCAATCCAGCGATTCTCTCCCAATCAGGTAGTAATTTGACTGTAGTGTCTGGGAATATCTCATTTAGTAATTCATTTGCACGTGCATCTACTCTTGCAAGTTCTTCAGCTAAAGCAAGTAATAGACGAGTGAGATTGTTACTCGTTTGCCTTTCTGGCCATAGTGAACCCTGGGGAAGAAGTGCAATGAGTTGTTGTTTGTAATCTTCGCTGTTCACATCAACTCCACGTAATATTACCCATAACAGGTATATTACCGGATACATAATTAATGTCTGCGGCGGGGGTATTCAAAACGTGATCAGTTTCACCAGCCGCGAGACTAATTGCTTCATTGATGCGACTCACGCGCAATACACCACCTGGTGACACATCCCGTAAGAGCAGGTCTTTCAGCTCGGCTTGAACAGCAGACTGAACAGTTGCATTGCCTGGTGTTAATATAATGTCAAAATTTTGAGTAACTGGTATTGGTGCAACAACAAATAACTGCGTAGTAACAGGGCGGAGTAGATCAATATAATTCTGAACAGTAGTAACGTCAGTAGGCTGCGGAATACCATCACCGTATATATCGTCCATCATAAATCTAACAGCGATTGAGTTATCACCGTTCTCGAGCGGAAAAGACCACGCACGTGTAACACCTGCAACCTCTAGCGCCCAACTTATATAATCATTGGCATTACCGCCCTGAGGTGGTTTTTGTATTCGATTTAATAATCGTGTACGCAAATCAGTATCATTTTCCTGATCTACGCCGCCGATGATTCCATTAACATCAACTGTGGCTATATTGTTAACACCTGATACTGGTACAACGAAACTTAAAGCACTGCTGGCGACAGTATTTCCATCTTTACTACCCTGTTTTGCAGTGGCAGCGACTGTTGCCGTTCCAGAAGCAATTGTCGCATCCATATCGGTCACAAATTCGGTTAAATCAGATCGTTGTAATAGAGTACCAGCCTGAATGAGACTGCCATCATTACCTGTAAGCGTTATATTGCCTTGTGCTTTTACAGAGATTTTGCGAATAATGCCCCAGATATTAGCCCAACGTTCCAAATACTCAGCCTCAGCTGTATCTATAATTGCCTGTTTAGACATCCAGTCGAGATATCCATATAAGCCGTGGATGGCACCTGATAATGTGCGCGCAATGATATTCAGAATCGTTCTGCGTAACTTCGGATCTGTACCCGGTAACCGACTTTGAATGTCGTTTTCAATTCGGCTAATCAGGTCTTTTAAAGTTGGTCTTATAAATGGCATTTAAACTGGCTCCAATGAATATTCAAACATCTGCTCAAATGGTTGGCCGGTGGCTTTGTAAACTCGCACCAATATTCCTAGCGTATTTTTTTTAACCCACTCAGCTTCCACTTCGAGTTGACTGGCGACCTTGTCATTTAATAACCATTGAAGTGCAGACAATGCATACTCGCGCCCTCTCCTTAATACCTGGTCAGTTTGCTTTTCGCGATTCAACAACCACAATAGTGAGCCAATCATGTCACCCTGAATCGATGAAAATTCATCCGCCCACCACCCACAGCGGTTATCTGTGCCGTCTGGCAGATTATTATCGCTATCAAAAAAACGGTCTGTAAATAAAGAAATAATAATTGCTATGCGTAAACCACTATCACTTTGCAGATCAGGGCCGTTAATTAATACATCAAAGCCTAGGGTTTCATCTTGTTTAAGTGCTATATCCATTACATCGAACTGCTGGGCGTTGCTGTTGTCATGGCTGCACCATCATCTGTATAGGCATGATCATGGGTATTATAGGTATCACGCATTGCCTGCATTGTGCCTGTTGAATCATTAACATCACCACCAACTTTTAAGTTTCCTGTAATCTCACAATCGGGTGTTACTATGGTGACTTTTGTACTGGCATTAATATTTACATCCGGTGCTATCGCATTAATGGTTTTTGCTGAATTAATCTCAATAACATTATTGCGTTTGAAGTGAATGACATCACCTTCATCGGTGTACATTGCAACTTCACCTTCCTGTAAATTTTTTAACCGAAAACGACGATCACCTACGCATACAGCTACCGTGTGGCCACGACGTCCACCCAAACTTGCCAACAATACTTCAGCTTCAGGGTGTGGGTGAGAGGTATAGCCATATTGTTCAAAGTGTTCAACATTATCGAGTACAGTGCCTAACACCTGTACCTGTAATTCCTGCATCATTAAGCTGGGATCAATCAACTTCACTACGCCACGGGTAATTAGCAATTGAATGCGGCGCTTCATAGGTGACATTAGTTTTGCGATAGCTCTTAAGGTCATAACACAAAGCCTGCATCGTCATCTTTGGGTTCGGGCAACTCGATTAGATCAAACGCTTCCTTTGGCATCACCTGAATCTCAACACGCTCACCATCATCATCTAATAAAAAATCGACGGAAACTATTAGCCGATCACCTTTAATTTTTGAAAAAACATCGTTCACAGGTACTACTTTATTAGGTGCCCATAAGCCACCATCATGATGCCAGCCAAGAACGGTATAAATAATCGAGCGGCTACGTCCAAAAGATGTATTGCGTTGCCATTCACCGCGGCTTTTACAATCGGCAATATCAGCTGCACCATCAATCAATAATAATGTTGGACGAAATCGTTCTACATACTTACTTTCAACAGTGCTGGTTGTGAGCGCAGTTGCATCACCAAACAGATTGTCGTTGCCTTTTTGCTGTCCACTTATCACATATTGGCTAAACAACTCGCTAGAACTAAACTCACCGCTCGCACTTTTAATATTCTCACCTAACGTCAGAGAGGTATTGATACGCTCTGTCCCTGCGCGAACAAACTCAATATTGCCATCCATATCGCTTACAATGCGAACCGCTCTAACCCGTGCCAAAGTTTCAATAAATTCAAATATTGGCTGCCCTTCTTCGAGCGTCTGCTTATTAACAAACGGCCCACCGATATCTGCTTTTGCAGTAACATTAATATCAAATGGCGAACAAAGCTCAGTTGCAATTTGTAGTAGAGTTCGATTATTAAATTCTTTACCTGGTAAAGAACAATCAACTAAGTCACCGGCTTTGCTGCGTCCAGAAACGCTAAGGCTATGTTCGGTTGCATTATATTCAGGGGTTATATTATCTATATAACCTGTGATGATTTTTTCACCGTCAATCGATATCTCACATTTATCGCCGGTTTTTATTTCACGTGGCGGCTCATCATTGCCCCAGCTATCAGTAAGGCTTAGCGAGAAGCTATCTGCAATTGATTCTAATGAGCGGCGAATTCTTACTGATGTCCAGCCACGATGAATATCACCATTAACTTTTAATATAAGATCAGACATGGATTAACACCTCTAATTCCTGGCCACCAGTAACAAAACCCGGATGATGTACATGATTGCGACTGATTATCTCGGCATCACGATTGGCATCTTGATGAATACGATGCGCTAATACCAGGGCAGGCAACGACGCTTTGTTTTCAAAATAAGTTACGCGAGGTAATTTAGCTGCCTCAACACGAATATACTCAACCAATGTAGATCTTAATTGTTGAAGTGCATCATAAACAGTATTTGAAATCACAATAGTGGATGATTGCACCGCGGGTTCTTCTATCTGCGCATCAATAGCAGCAAGTAATTTGTCACGCACAACAATGGCATCACTTATAGAGGCAAAGTCAATTGTGGTAGTTAATAAGCAGGCTTCAGAAATGGCGGCCTGTTGCACTAACTGGTGCATAGCCGCTGTATTGTCAATCTGTTGAATGCGGTTTGAGGTAGTCTGCGGAATTTGTGGGCTGCTAGATCCAGAATCAAATAATCCACTGTATAAGTTCAGCGCACGAAATGGATCTTTAAGTGAATTCTTAACATTATTAAACGTACCCATAATGGCCGAACCTAAATTAAAGGGGGCGCGGATCAGTGCTGTAATCGGGCCTGTAATACCATCAACCACATCTTCGATAGTCTGCAATGCGCTTTCAATTTCACTCTGCACTTCATCAACAAATTGCTGGGCCTGATTTAAAGTATCGAAAACATCAGCAAAGGCATTGGTGGCCGCTTCCTGAAACTCAAGAACGGCACCGACTAATCCAGATAGATTATCAACCTCAACCAGTTCTTCTGGCTCATCGGGTACACGAATAAAGTTAATAGTAAAACTGGCCTTGCCACCTTCACGAGTAGTTTGGCGCACCCGAGGCTTACCGAGTACTTGAACGGTCACTGTACCGAAATATGGATGTTCGAGTACGCCTGGGCCTTTCTCGTCTAGTGCCGCAATTAATTTGTCTCGGTCTGCAAAATAGTCAGAGCCGATTACAAATACATCTATGCTGAATTCGCGAGTACCCGCGCCCAGGTCTTCTATATAGGGTTTATCACGCAGTGGAAACTCATGAGTTTGTTTGCGGCGGCCAAAAGTCGAATCATCAGTGCTTATAATAAATTCTGCATTACGAAACTTACCAATGCCTTCATTAAACTCTGTGCGCCACTTCATGGCATCACCATTTGAACGCCGTTATCGACTTCAATATCGAGGCTGGGTTTGTTTGATTTAATCTTAGTTATTTCTGTTCGCGTATCAGATTTGATTTGAATATCTAACTGTCCTTTCCATGGGCCACCAAATTCATTTATGTTTCTTATCTGCAGTCGTTGTTTGGCATCTTTACTGCCTAAATTAGACAATAATGTATCGATGCTTCTTCCTTCCAGAAACTTATTTGTTTTTACAGTTAGCCTTTTTACAGGGCCAGATAATATTTCATCTACCGCACGAGATAATATCGATGATGTGTTAGCTATAGCAGCTTTTGATATTTTAGCGGCACGAGCAGAATCACGCCCTGTATCTCCATCTGCTTTTACATTTATAAATTTTTGAATAGAATCAATTTTACCTGTACGTTGAAATTCACCTGAAACAGCGTTAAACCCGCGAATTGCTTCAGCATCGAACACCCTTCCTAACAGAGTTTTTCTACCCTTAGTTTTAGTAACAATTTCAGTTATAATTTCATTAATAGGTTTAAGTATCTCATTGCCTTTTTTTAATTCTTCTGGGTCAAAAACTTTAATACCACTGTTGTTTAATATTTTTAATTTTGATGCATCAGAAAAAGTTCGTAACATTGCCTCAAATGCTGTTGCTGCCTGTTCAGATGAGCCTGTACCTTGTCTTATTATTTGAAGTGCAGCCCCCATTTCACGTAGTGCAGGAACGCCCGTTCTTCCAAGTGATGTGTATGCTGTTACTACTCTTGGGCCAAGTGCGGCGAGATTTTGTAATGTAAATGCACCTTCTTTGCCTTGTGCATTTAATATATCAAGAGCCTTTATAACTTCTGTTGGATCTTTAATTCCTATTTTTTGGAATTCAGCTAGTATTCCACCTATACTATTACCATCAGCCCCTATTGCCTGTAATGCCAATCCTATATTACGAATATTTCTTTCAGCAAAATCAAGGTCACCTGTTTTTTCAACAATTTCTGCAATAGCAGATGTGATTTTATCCGGGTTAATACGAATGTCAGGTTGTTGTGAAATTTCAAAAATCTGCTTTTTTAAGTCATTCATTCTGCTTTCAGATGCTTTAGCCTGAATTCCTAAACGGACAAAACGCTCTTCTAAATTTAAAACTTTATTAACAGCAAAGCCTGTTGCTACTCCTGTTGCAAGAGCAGTATATCTATTACCCATGCGCTTAATTGCTTTGCCAGTTTTTTTTAATGAACGACGAAGAAGCCTATTAGCACGAGTACTTCTCCGACTAAAGTTAACCATGCTACTCGTATAGCGTTTAGCACGGCGAACTAAGTTTCCCGTTAAATCAATAACTACTGATGTTTTTAATTCACCCATCTTTATCCAATAAATTCAAATATGTAAATAAACGTTGTAAAGATAACTTGTGTAAATCGTACTCTGACCATCCAGTGTTAATAGCCAGGGAAAGAACAGCGCTATTAATCGGCTGACTCGCCCTGATGATTTCGCCCCCGTTGAACACTTTCCTCCGCAATAAGTTTTTTTGTACTAGCCGATTCTAATTCCTCTGCCTTAACCTGAAGTAAATTAAAATCAACAGGGTCGAGGCGCTTTATTTCTTCAATACTTAATGGGCCTTTAACAGACCCTATAGAAAGTATTTGTCGGCGTAACATATGTACACCTGCTAATGTTGGACTTGTTACTAATTCAGGGCCATCTTCTGTTTGCATGAGACGTTCAGCTTCAACCTGTGAATCAATAATGTCACCAGCGGTAATACTACGAATAACAGCATTTTTAAACACTTCATCAGAAATTTTATAACCTTTAACTAATAACACTGAGACTTTATTCATAACTAAACCTTATCCACTGTTTCGCCTGACATCTTCAAGGCCGACTTGCCTGAATTAGTATCTACAGGCACAGGCTCAGTAGTAAATGCATCACGCATTACATAGGTCTGACCAGTATCAGCTTCAAACATAACAGTAGCACCAGTTATGCCGCTTAAAAAAATGGCGTCCATATCTTTATCGTGCAATACATTGCATTCGAGCACGGGCACAACGTCTTCTTCTGTAAAATAAGTATTTCCGCCGTGTGCCTCTGGGTTGCGATTAATGCCACCAGGACTAAGCTTTGCACCGTTTTCGGTTTTAAGCTCAACACCGTCAACTCTGATGGTGGCCTTACCTGATATTTTTGCCATGGTTATTATCTCCAGTTATTTAATTAATTAGCGCCATCTATTTAACGACGAAATTGAACCTTCTGTGCATGCACACGATACTGGCTAACCAGTTGTGGTGAATCCTGTACATTTAAACGAGTTGGATCGCCAGCATCTATCTGAACAACCAGGCTTGCCTTGTACCCATCGTAGTCCTGCACCCAGCCATCACTCTCCATTTGCGAATACAAACCGAGCAGCTCGGCCACTGCAATCTTAGGTTTCATAATGGGTTGGCCTGCGCCGGTTCGTGCTGCATCATTGGCGAGTTTGTGGCGTGGGTATTTCAATGAAAATAATGAGCGCTGCTCAAATCGAATACGCTCCAGAGCTTCAGGCGTATTAATGTCGAGATAAGAATCATCGCCCACACCCGCACCGTTGGTTTGGTACATAGTAATTTGACGCTCAATGGAAACTGAGCCATCAGTGGCGGCTTTATGTGTCGCCATGCCATCGTATAAAAGAGTATTGCGTTCTGTGTTTGACCAGCGATCTTGAATGGCCGGTGCCAGAACGCCACGCAATGTTAGAGTTTGCACAGGCCGTGCAGGATCAATAGCCAACGAAGCGCCAGCCACAACAGCATTTACCGCTGCCCAAATATAAGGCGGTGTGGGAGACGTGTTTGTTGCCATGCATGTAACATGTGGATTGTTGCGACCATTACCAAATGTCGAGCTATTAGCCAGGGTATCGCTGAATGCACAAAACGCACGGCCACCGATTTGTTGCAGTGGCCCCCATCGAGTATCTAACTCTGTTTCAATCGCTGTTAAATTAGCCGCGTCAGTGAAAGGCATAACTATCCAGTTATACCATTCACTGGCCATAGCAACGATGGCTGTAGCCATACCAGGATTAGTTGTACCACCGGCCATTGCAGCAAAAGTAATTACCGTACCTGCTGGGGTTTGTTCGCCATAATAGTTTTCGCGCACATCAATGTCGTTGCCAGTTTCACCTTTCCATTTACAGGTTAAGTCAACCTGGTTAGTGGTTACACCGTTTACAACAGCATTAACTGGCAGAGTTGTATCTGCGGTTATGGCCGCAGCAATAGCCGTTGCAATAGCATCTTGCGAATCATTATTACTTACAGCAACCGAAACTTTTTTACCCGCAATATATAACTGCACACTGCCATTTGATGTGGCTGCACCGGTAGCGGTAATAGTGCCTGCTGCAGCTGCACCGCCTGCGGCTTCATCCAGAGCAATAGCCCAGGTTTCCATAAACTGATTGGCGTTTTTCAATGCCTTTATTTGTTCGGCTAACATAGAACCGCGACCGAAATACTTTTCTGCGTCTTCAACATTGGTCACTAATGTAGGTATGCCTTCAGCAACGGTGCCATTTGCCAGTCGTTGACCAATCACCAGCACTTTAAAATTGACAACTGAGTTACCAGCCAGTGAATTATCAAACTCGATATATACACCAGGTATGCGCAAGTTTGATGGAATGTTATTAAATGAAATGCCGGGCATGGTCTATTTCTCCTGGTTAGTATTAGATTGGATAGCTGTAGTGGTTGGCTTTCTGGTTTTGTTAACCAGCTCAATATCGCCATCTTTTAAACGACGACGCCAGTAACTGTTGTCCGGAACCACTTCACCATTTTTTGCCAAACGCTTATTATCTTTTTCTGGCATACGAACAATCGTGTCTTTGTCTTTTGGTTTTACTTTTAATATATTCATAATTAAATCCCGTTACTGTGGAAGTGTTACCTGGTCTTGTGCTACCGGCTCATCATTTCCAGGTGCCATTGAATGGTCTGCGTTATAAGTGGCAAAATCATTTAATGTAGCAAGGTCAGCTTCAAATGGAAAAGCCATATTTTCAATCGTGAATGATGCTGAATATACGGTACCGCCTAAGTCAAACATCGCCTCACCGAATAAATTATCTACACCAACAAGATTTAATATACCAATGTCTTGAATATCATGACCATTTATTTGAGGTAGAATAAAGCCAAGAATGTCATAACAACCAATAACCCGTGCATTGCCACGACGTCGTATTTCTTCATTGGGTAGTTTGGTCACTGCGTAGACATCGAACTTTCCATCGATCATTGCGTCACTGGATTTTGTTTTTCCAGTTCCACCAAGAAATGAAACATAAACACCAGGAGCCTTTTGTAACAAACGTTTTAACAGGTCATAACTCCATGCGCCTGGTAATGTTTCTACTTCTCTCAGTTTTTCATCTCCGGGCTTCATTAGAACAGATTTAACCTGGGAAATTATTTCATCTTCGACTGTACTTATAATGCTCATTACATAAACCCATTATCTTTGCGCCCAAATACTCGGCCATTGGATTCCATATTCGCAGAATTACTTGTTTGTGGTGCTGCGCCTGCATTATCAACGCCAAGGTTAACGGTTCCTTTTGCTGCGCGGCCTAGAAACTTAACAGCTTCGTCGTAGTTTTTTTCAACGTGATCAGAAACTGCATCGTCATAAAGATAGTAACGAGAAATATCACAAGCAATTCGAATTAATGCTGGCGGAATAGTTACAAGTGGAATGGTATAACGACCTGAAAGATAACCATCGATTAGGCCAGACGCATCATCAATTGCCTGGGTTAACACTGTGACATTAATTGCACTTGCACCTAAATCATCCTGGTTGGTTACTTCGGTAAGCTCTTCATTACCAAAGCGATCAATCATGTCTTGTTGAGTACAGTAAGGCATCTATTATTTACACCGCATTTAGCTGTTCGACTGCGTCGTAACCAATTTGACTAATGTTTTTCCACTGGCTTTTATCAGTAATTCCAGAAGCGCTCTGTTTTGCAGATTGCCGTATTTGTTCAATCGCTGCTGCCAGTTGCATCCACTGATTTGCTGTAGCCAAAATATAATCACAGGCAACAGTTGTAGATGATGCCATTGCATTAGCTTCAGCTTGAATTAATAAATATTTTGTGGTGTCAACAGGATAACCTTCTGCTTTATAGGATTCTGCTTGTTCTTTTTTCAGCGCATAAACTGCATCTTGACCAGGTGCAACAGTTATATAACGGGCACGGGCTTCACCGGCTGCATTATCAATTCTTGCATGGGCATCAGCAATACAACCAGGGAGCGGATCGAATGCCGCAATGATATCAAGCACATCTTGCTCAATAACATCATCTGGAACCTCGGCATACATTTCCAAATTATTTTGATAAATACTCCAACCCTTTGCAGATAACATATCAATAATTGGCTGCGGCATAGTTGGGTCTGTTGAAATTTTTATTTCCATTAGATGGGCCTCCATTTGCTATAGAGCGCAGACACATTCAATGCAGTAACAATATTTGAACCTGTTACAGGCGGGGTTACTCCAATACTTATAGCAGAGGCTGCGACGACAGATAAGTTATTTGCACCTCCTAAACCTGCCATGCCTGGTATCGGCCCAGCACTATCGCGTACTTGTAAATTAAAATTGGCATCGCTGCCCACACCAAACCAAACCATATTATTGCCGGGTTTAACCGAGAGACCTGATGCAACTTGTATCGCACCATTAGAATTATCTGTTGTCGCCGCTACTCCTGATGCAAGCTCAGCACCCAATTTTCCTGAATTAGTTGCGGCAGGTGTATCTGGCAACCATAATCCCCAACCTAAATTTACAGCAGCGCCTGCACCTACATTATTTTGACCAAACACAAATAGATCTGTAATCTCTCCAGCATTTCTTGCAAAAACAAGCGGGATAAACTGCCAAACAAAACCGTTGAGCAAAACTTCTTTTGTTAAGTCGGCTTTGCCCTGAGTTGGCCCCCAATAAATAACAGAGGCTAAGGTCAAATAATTCCATTTGCCACGGTATGAATCGATACCCAATTCTTCGTGTTCTAAAACGTGATTAGGAAGACTCATTATTGTTTAACCCAACCACTTACATTAGTTAGTTTGCCATTTGTATACGTCATAGTCTGACGCCAGGTGTCGACACCACTGGTTGCCTCAACATAATTGAGCGTACCGTCTGCGTTCCAATCCAGGGTTTGTGGCCATGATTCTGGATCGATAGGTTTACCTTTGGTGTCTAATACCTGACTCATGACTTAGTCTTCCTTGTCGGCCACTTTTGGCGCATCCATTTGAATTTCCTGTACCACTAACATGCGACCCGCTTCATCCATAAGTTGCTTAAGCTGCTCTTTATCAAGCTCACTTGCAGCAACATCGATTGTGCCAGTCCACTCACGACCAGCACGACGAAAGCCATCGCGTTTTGTAGTGATGCGAAAACCTTTTACTTTTTTAGGGGCTTTATCAGCCATAATATTTCTCCAGAAATTTTAAACACGACTTTTAAATATTTTTAAAACTTACACATCCTTGTGCATTACAACTCAGGTGTTAGTTACTTATGCCAACCAGGGCACGACCATAACTTCAACTGCTTTGTAGTTGGTGTTGTCTTCGCCACCGGCCAATTTTTCTTTATCGATTACTGCCTTAGCAGCAGCTCGATTACCTGGGCCAACAACCAGTATTGATGGTTTTACACCGAGGGGACGACCTTCGTCTGACTTGAAACCCATCATGGCTTCAACTGCACTGTCGAAGTTGGCGGCGCTCAATGCTGCCTTGGATCCAAGAGCTAGTTGCCACAAGCCAAAGCCACCATTAACACGAGCATCAACACCGTAGCGAAACTCTTCACGCATAAAGACTTTTTCATCATCATCATCGGTCATGGCTTTAAAGTCATAATCACGACGGCGCTGGAAAATCAAAGGTTTTAATGGGCGACTGGCGTCCAGTAGGAACCAGGGAGTTCCAGCACCAGCCTGCATGTTGGATACAGAGGCACCATTTACAGGATGATCGGTATCGAAAAAGAACTGACCGTCATAACAGGTTTCTGTAAAACCTTTTGCTAAGAGATCAAACATCAACTCATCAGGATGCGTTTGTGCGGCATAACCCATCTCACTCATTAGCGGTGTTAGCACGCCATAGCTATCGTCGTCGATATCATCTTTCGGTACACCAACAGTCGATTCGAATTTTTTATTCTTAATTGAATAATCATGAAGCGAGAGGCTTTTAACCTGTCGATCACCCAGCCATTCACGTAAGCGTGGGAACTGACCTAGCCATGCATATTTTTCTTCTTTTGAGGATGAAGGAACTAGTGTGGCTATTTTGTCCCATTGGCGATCTGCACCGGCAAAAGCATTATTAAATGCCGTTTTAAATGCCTGGAAAATGATATTTAAATTCGCTTTATTAACAACCAATCCAGCGAAGGCCAGTGGCATTATTTCCATATCGGTGAATGGATTGGCCGCGACCGACTCAGGTGTGGTGCCAAGGGTAAATGCAAAAGCACTGATTATAAGTGCAAGTGCAAAGAGTGGTGTGTGATTTAACAAGGTGCGCTTCATAGCTTTTTCCTCTTGATTGAAAATTATTTTTTTCAGTTAATTGATTTGTGTTTTTGTATTTAATTAACCGACTTGCACAAAGACACCATCACTGTCGACATCTTTGATAACGCCTGCAATCGAACGTGTGGTGCCGCCATCATTGTCAGCAACGGTCTGGTCATCTACGATGTATGCGTTACTGCCAATATCAACACGAGCAATGGTGCCGTCGTTAGCAAAATGGAACCGACCTGATTTGCTAGGTGCATTGAGATCGCCATCGGCCCCGGCACTGTTGTCTACGTTTTCCTGGGCAACTCCACGTGCCGTGAGTCCTACTGCAGTTGTACCTGGTTGCGCATAACCAATGGCATCTAACACCACTAATGCACCCGCGAAAATCTGAGCGCCTGCAGCAACCGGATCTGAATAATCCACGCCTGCGCGTTCATTCGTTTTTTTGTCTTTGGATAATGCGACCATGTCGGTTGCTCCTTACGTTTTAATAGATTGCTGTTAGTGCAGCGGTTAAGTTAAATTCAAGACAGCTTTAGTTAAGCTACTTTTGTTTTTTTGTATTCTTCAGGATCAATGCCTGTGGATTTGCAGACAGCTATCTCTTCTGCGGATAATTCACCATCGCCACCTTCGCCATTTGGGCCTTCACCTTTTGTTTGGCTGCCTTTAAGGGCTGCGATGGGTTGAGCGCTTTCAAGATAGGCTTTCAGTTCTGCCGCATCTTTTTCGCCCAGCTTGCGTGCCCACCCTTCCTGGGCAGGTAATAACTTGCCATCGGATAGAGCAACATCAACCAGGTCGCCAACTTCGTTTGCATTCAAACGTGTTGAAAGTTCAGCCACCTGAGTTTTTAAGTCAGTCATCATTTCAACCGGCACAAACTTGGCGGGGTCTGGCTTGCCTGCTGCAGCTGTAAGCGTTTCGACATTTGCTTTAAGAGTCGTAATGGTCTCTTCTGACTTTTCAGCCGCATCAAGTTTTGTTTTTAATGCAGTGACTGCTTTATTAATGTCATCTTCACTGGCACCTTCTTTAAGGCACAATAATTTAAGTAGTGCTTCGCTCATTGAATCATCCTCTTGGTTGGATTGTTCTATTGAAAATTTTGCTGCTGCCATTTGTTCCAGATCGGCCATACCATCAATGGCGGCATAATTAGTAAGGGCCGCCATTAATATGCCGAGTACTTCACCGGTGACTTTGTCGTAGATAATGACTGGTGAGATATACAGGTATTCTTTGTTTTCAATGGCCTGTTTTGCAGCTGCTGTCCATTCGACGTCCGTTGCAAATAATCCCTGGCCATCGCGCCATTCAAGCTGGGTGTACCAACCACCTGCAGGTGCAGGCTTTCCATTGTCTTTTGTATAAAGTGTTTGATGTTCGTAGTCGACAACAAACTTATCGGCATTGGCTGCAGCGCGTGTAATGACACGCTGGGCAATATCGTTATCGATAAACCAACCAGATAAACCATTAGGTCGTCCATCACGAGCCTTAAATAGACCGGCAGGGGTCAACTGGATTTCTCCAGGAGCAGATGCACTTAATTCAAAAGTACAGACTGCGATGCCGACTGCTGATTTTTTGCTCAAATGTGGTCGCCTCATGCCAGGGTGTAAGTACATGGGACGATTATGTATGAAGTGGGATAGTTAAATTAGTATGAAGTACTTCAGTGGGGCGGTAATTACAGGAAATGCTCAATACAAGCTACCAAAGGGTAGACAATAGAGCAAGACCCGATTTAAAAGTGATTTAAATCGCCGTATTTCGAATTTAGTGGGATGACCAGGTATGACGGTGGCTAGATCATGGTGCCAACGGCACACGGAGGCTTGTGTGCGGTTTACGGTTTTTCAACCTGGTTAGGCGGCGAGTGCTCTTCTGTAATGCTTATGGACAATAGCCAGAATCTCAGTCCGGTCTCGTGAGGACACCCCCAAATAGGGCCGTGCAGGAATTTGTGAACCAGGGTGTTGCACCACCTTAATCGGGTTACTGGATCCAGCCCAGAACAGGGCCTTTTTATTCTTGGCGCGAATCTCATGGGCACGGGTTTTACCGCCAAACTGGTGGATGGCGGCATACTTAACATTGGTGCCCACTTCAAGCTTCCTGGATGAGGCCCTGTAGATTATTGATCCACGTAGCCGGTTTGATTCAGTGAGGATTTTACGATTTCGCTTTTTGGCACGGGTGCTATCCAGAATTTCTGGCCAGGCAAACCCGCTGGGGGCAACCTCATTATCGAAGCGTTCCTCTGTGGCTATTAGCATGTATTCGCCAATATCACTGAGCATGGTTTCACTATCGCCACCGGCACGCGCCAGATTGTGCATGGCCCTGGTAATGACCTTATCTTTAAATTTCCAGCTGACCTTGAGTACAGGCATGGTTATAAGTTATTATCTCGTTGTAGGTTGATGTTTGGGCCGCGCCCCTATAAATATTTATCTGTCGACTTCAGCCGGTGAAGTTAGATCCCTTATCTTCCCCACAGTAAAAAACCTCTGCGTTGCTTCTCTAAATAACCTGTTTGTCTTACGGGTATAAATGTCCAGGCTGCTAACATGCCTTTAGCCACGTTCGCAACAACCAGTGTGCCCCGGTCTTTGTCATCCAGTTTTACTCTTTTCATGTAACGACTACGCAAAACCACTTTGCCTGTGCCTTTATGTTTTTCGAATGTCATCCAGACTTCGAAGGGATCTTCTAATGTCTCCTGTAACAGTGGCAGATATTGTGAGCGTTTTACATCGACATGCTTTGCCAGTGCTTCTGCATTCACTAACACGTTTTGTTTTTTTGATTGAATGACTTTTTCTTCTGCGCCTAATAATTTTTGTAACGCTTTTGTTACAGCTGCCTGGTCTTTTAACTTGGGGCCTAGTTTGTTTTTTGGTTTATCGAGTGGAATCCTACCTGGTCGATTGTAAGTTTCAGGGCTACCTTGTGTGAGTGGCTCCCATGCATCACGCCCCTGGGCCCTCCATGAACTCATTGCATCATCACTGAGTTGTTTGCCCCAGGCGGCATTGCCTGGATTATATGCAAAGCCTGGATCAATTCCTTTTGGCACTTTAACAGTGCGAGGATTTGGCCCACGTTTACCGACTGTTTTTTCCTCATACTCAATAGGTGGTGCTTGTTTTGATACCTTCAGGCCCATGCGTTTTACATCACGATCTGAGGCCATGAATTTTTTGCACTGACAACCCCAGCCATTTGAAGGCGTCCATGTGTCCCACCAGGGATCATCTAAAGGAAGTACTACGTTATTATTTGCCAGGTGTTCCGGGCGGGGTACTGCTGAGTCACCATGTTTATATATACCATAGGGTCTAAATTTACGTAACTTTGGATCCTTCATTTGTTTTTCACGACCCGCATTATATGCCTGGCGAATGTTAGTATCGTAAATAACTCGTGTGCGCCAACCACGTCCACCTTTGTATGGCCAGCCATGTTTTTTTACAATGCCATCGAAGTCATTGCGGAAGTCTTCTAGCGTTGTGCCTTCACTAATAGCTTTATCAATTGATTCACGAAAGTCTTTTAATAAATCTTGTTTTGTGGCACCGGCAATTGTAAATGCGCGGGCATGCATGCCTTCCCAGATGTCTGTCCATGATTGTGTGGGCAGGTTTATTTTTTGACGGAAGAATTTAATTCCTTCATTGAAGGGAAGTGATTGATAATTAACTGACATTTTGTGATTCCATGTTATCTACTAAAAGCTCTCAGTCCTATAAACCCAATTACAGCTAAAATTATAATCACAAGCGCCACCACACTGCCACCTATCCATAAAACCCATTCGGGTATAGTCACTGTCATTTAATTACCTTCGTTAACTTCATAACGCCCAGACAGTTCAGCGGCTGTTAATGCTTTTTGTAAAATATCAGCCTGGGTGGTTTCATCCATATCCTCAAATATATCGAGTAGACCATCACGAATTGCCGTAAGACTTTCAGCTTGCATCACTAATTCACGCACGGGTTCAATTAAAGCATTCATACTTTCAATTGTTGCTTCATCTAATTGGCTTGCGTAATGATCGGCCACATCTTTTTGCTGTTCAGTTTTTAATGCAGCTGTTGCACAGTGTTGACAATGATGTTGTGTGGATAATGCAGCAGGCGTAGCGGATGTTCGTTCGAGTACTTCTTCACCGTCTACGGCTTCTGGTATGCGCAGTTTTTTATGCACATAACGTGTTGGTATTTTCATGCCAGCATTAACCAGCTCGGGGATGGATTCAGAATATAATTTAAGATCTTCTGCTTCATAGGCGTCAAATACAAAACGTGGACAGCGACGAATTGATTCAATGCCCTTGGCATTAAGCGCAAGTAATGGATAAACCAGATCGCGAGTTAATGAAGATCCAATTTGTACGGCATCGGATTTCATCAGGTCGTGTCGCACTTCATTGTGCACATCACCAAGGTTAGATCCAAGGCCAGTTGATTCTGCAGTACTTGTTAGCGTGCCGCCAAGAATGGCTTTGCTTTGTGTGCGCTCACACCAGTCGATCATGGCCTCGTATGGATCCTTGCTGCCTTTTGCAGCTTCCTTAAAGTCGATGGCCATTCCCTGGGGAATAATACCTGCAGCAGCATGACCAATGTTAACGACCGCACGAAGTAGTGTTGCCTTTTCCTGTTCGGATGCTCCGGTTGGATATTCACCCAGGCGCATAGGCAGCCCATAGATTTCAAGGAACTCGGCCAGATCACGCACGCTGTAATTCTTAAACAGGAACGGCCAACACAATACGCGATGCAGACCGGCACGGCTTATATAACCTGATTTTGATTTGTGTACATGCGAGATCCATGTAAAGGGTTGTAAGTCTTCATCTTTGCCCTGGTTACGTAGTTGCAGTTTATTTCTGGTTTCTTTGTCTACAGTAAACCAGGAGGCAGGCCGATGAATAATATCTTTAGGCGACCAGTAACCTTCAACACGATGCCAGCCATCAAATTCTAAATTGGAATAGCCTTTACCAATGGCATCGCCCATATCCAGAATGACATCTTCAAAGTTAGGGATGTCCTGGATAAGTTCTTTTGCCAGAGCTGCAGCGTTTTCTTCTTCCTTGCTGGCATTACGTGGTGGAACAATATCCCAATCTAACCCTAATAAAGCACGCTTACGTTTTCCCAGCTCGGCATGAATGTGGCCGTCTTTTTCTTCCATGTCTTCGAACAGTTCATTTTGAGCAATGAGATCACCTTGTTCAGCCCGTTCTAAAATACTGGCCAGGCGTGCGGGTGTTAAGCCACGCGATGGGTGATTTGCAAATTCCTGGTGAAGGCTGGCAACCTTGGCTGTTTGCGGTTCGTCGAGCTGCTCACGGTTTATAAGAGCACCATGTTGATCGAGTATGGCTACCATGCGACTTTACCTCCTGGGGCATAATCATTGTCATCATCAGGATCAGCATCCCAACGACTGGATTTATTGGGTGCCGCTGTGAATTCAATCGGCACAACATCTGAAATGCTGGCAATGTATGCTAGTGCAATTGCGATTGCACTATCACCATGACGTTTGAATTCTGAATTTTTCGTGTCTTTGGTTCTGAGTTTTGGCAGTTTAATAATGCCGTCGATTAATTGCAGGGCACGAATATCATTTTTAATATCGGCATCTTTTGGCAGATCAAGCTGCTGATCTTCAAACGCGCCCTGAAACTTAACCATATTGGTTCGATACCAGGCATCGTTTAATTTGATCTGGTCAATTAAGTTATGACCAAATTTATCAGCCGTGTATTCGGCCAGGGTTTCACCATTACCCGTCGCATCCATTGCACCGGCATAAAACTTTGGCAGGTTCTCAATAATGTGGTAAAGGATTTGTTCCTGTTGTTTGGTGGGCACGTTTTTTAATTCAACTATAAAAGGCACTTTGCGCATTAGATTCCTTTCAATCGACATGGGTGCGATCACAGAGAAGTCGCCATGCCTGGCAAAGTCTTCGCCATATACGTGCTGTAAATCTGGATTAAGAGTCTTTAAAACAGGATCTAAATTGACTTTAATCCAGGCATCACACCACGACTCACGATCCTCAACGGATCGCAATGCAAACTCATCATCTAGCGATAAACGAATGACAGGGCGCTCTTCATGCATACAGTTTTCAATCAGCATGCCAGGTATGGCTACGCCGTTGCCTTCCATTGGTACGCCATCCAGTTCCTGTTTCATGGCGGCCTTACGCGCACCATAAGCACCACGCACTTTTTTATACCAGGCTTCTTTACCTTCAGCTGTGGCGTCCCAGCCTTTTACAAAACACACACGCTCATATAAACCATTGGCCACGGCATCATCAAAGAACACCTGGTAAACCTTAAAGTCATACAATCCTTTTAATGAATCTTTTACTAATTCATTGAATGCATTATTGGCACCGTTGTGGGTAGAGATAATGCGGATCTTGCCGCCCCAGATTATCAGTGCCAGGCAAGCTTCGATGACTGTGCCCACGTTTTGATGGAAAGCGGCCTCATCAATAACCACAATACCCTGCAGGCCACGAATGTTTGCAGGGTTACTGGACAGCACCACAATTTGAAAACCGGACGCATAACGAATGCGATATCCGGTAATGTGTTTACTGCTGCCATCTTCCTGTTGATCTTCAAATAAAAAGACTTCGATGCCACTCCAGCCATCGGCCATTGCCATTGCCATCACTTTGGCCATGTGGGCACAGTAACCAATAAACTCTAAACCTTTGTCTTTGGTGTCACCTACATAATAAACATTGTCACCACCGGCTTCTTTCTTACTGGCAGCGGTTATGGATGAATCCAGGGCAGTGGCATAAGTGACACCGGTACGCCTGCCTTTTTCGGCAATGGTTAAATCTTCCTTTGCACATAAAGCCAGCCATTCTTTTTGGTGTTTCATTAACACGCCATCGGCTAATGGATTTTGTGTGTCGGGAATTTCCCGAACAGAGGCGGGTAGCTCTGCCCAGGAGAGGACGCGAATTACATCGCCTAGCGTACTCATGACTTGCCCATGCAGTAATTAAAAAACAGCACAGCACCGATGCAATAAACCCATGACCAAAGTGGGCCACCTGTTGCAATAACAACAAGTGACCCAACCATAGAGATATTGAAACGTTCAACGTCATTCATCACTTAATGCCTAGCACCTGCTCACGCCAGAACTGCGCCTGTTCTTTTGTTAAACCTTTTTGCTCTATCGCTGCTTTCTCTACAACATCGGCAGCTTCACTTAATGCAGCCATCCGTGCTTCCTGCACAAGCTTAAACTTACGGGTGTTGATGTCTGAACGATTGAGTGAGGCAATTGAGCGAACTAACTCAGGCAGTTTTATATCCTCGTTGTATTTCGCCTCACGCATAACGGTCATTAACTCTTGCTGAGCCAATGCAGTCAGTGTGGTGTTCATGGCAGCACCATCATCACCCACCACTTCAGCAAAAGCTTTTGCCATTTCAATGGACTGCCTTAGTTCTTTCTGTTCTTCTTTAAACTTTTTGCCATAGCGACCGAGCGCTGATTTTGAAACTTCATAACCTTGTTGCTCAAGTAAGCTTTCAAGTTCAAGGTAGCCTGTGAACTGTCGGCGTACCAGCTCCTGATCCAGCCAGGCTTTAACTTCTGTGGGCAACCTGATGACAGATGAAACCCGTCCACCTGCTTTAAATTGATTGGCTGGCAATGGCTTATCGGCTGGGTGGTAAATTTCCAGATTGGCGCTGTCTGCGGACTGTGATTCTTCCTGTAAAAATGTAAGGCCAATATCAGTAATATTTCCCGCCATCCAGTCACTGCCATCAACCGTGATGATTTCAACAAGCCCATGCTCTCCTAAATACATTAAAGATTGACGTACACGTTCTATGGTGGGCGATAGCTCCGTATCCATTCGAACAGAATTGAGTATCGCTACTTCACCCATAGGGCTGGGTGTGACACGCTGAAGTGTTTGAAGCACTCGTAAACGGCGTAAATTATTTTTATCTTTCATTATCATCCTCTTGATTTGTCACTCTTCCATTGTGGGCACCGATTAATTGATTCAGGTCTTTTGCCATTTGGTTGATGCTCTTATACATAGAAGTCAATATCGTTCCATGTTCGTCCATTTTCTTCTCGAGATGATCATGTCTTACAAAATCTCTCTGTATTTCTTCGCGTGTTTTTGAAAGTAATGTTCCATTTGTTTTTATATCATTGGCATTGATTTTTATTTTTTCAGCATGATCTTTAAATCTGCCATTAACTATTGACTGATGCTTGTCTAACAAATACTTAATAACCCCAGCAACGGCAACAACGATTACAACCACAAGGCCGATTAGTTTTAGAACATCTTCTGCACTCACCGTTTTTTCTCCCACACTTCCTTACAATCAACACACCTGCATGCATCCGGCTTTATTGCCAGGCGTTCTTTTGGAATTGGGTCGTAACAATCAATACAAACAATCTCATTACTGACTGTTAGCTGTGACTCACCCCAGCCATGATCAGGTTCAGAAAGCGCGTTATCTATCGCACGTTGTCGTTGCTGCATTTCTAATTGCTTAGCGCGATCTGCATCATCCATTTATTTACTCTTATGTGTATTCAATATTGTTGTTTCTAATTTTTCACAGTACTGGCGTCGTTCACGATCCCGCTCTTCAACACGAGCAAAGACATCTTTATCCAGGCAAGATAGTTCCTCATTATTTACAGCGGGAAGAAAAGGCCGTTCTGGTAAAGGTAGCGGCTCAGAAACATAGACTATGTCAGAACAACTACTACCAGTTGTTATCAAGATGATCGCGATTGCCGTCATCAATACTTTGTTTTGCATCTTTTGTTTCCTGATAATGTTTCTGTTGTAATTCAGCCTGCGCGTCATCAATACGATGCCGGGTATCGTTAACCGCTTGTGCCTGGTCGGCGCGTTGTTTATATTTTTCGACTTTGGCTTTTAATGACTTGCCTCTGAATATGAGTGCAATAAAACTGGCAGCAGTAAGTAGATAACCGAGTAATTTATTCATCTAATGATTTCGCTTTATGTTCGCGCGCAACCCAGATACCCAGCACACCAGTTATTGCGATACCAAAATCCATTACATTCATTGCAGGCATCTTGCCGAGAACGGGTAACTCAATTTCTGCAAAAAAGAATTTAAAGACGATAGGGAAAAAAGCCGCACAAACAAAAAACAATGTTTTGCTTTCCTTGCCTCGACTGTCACAGATAGTTAGTTTTGGTAATTCCATCAGGCCGCCATCCTTTGCGCTTCATTTATATGCAATAACCCTTGTATATATATTGTTTTTTGTTTACGCATCCTTCGTTTAGGTGACTTGAATGCAGTCAGGCTTTGCTTTCTTGGTGTTTTATTGATCTGAGACAAACCAATATGAGTCCAACGACCAAACTCGTGGATAACCTGGTCATAATTTTTAATGAACATTTGAATCCATTTACAAACCTCCAGTGGCGTGTAACCGGCAACGGTAATATCTGCGGCCAAACCCAATACATGAGCAGACGTGTCGCTACCACCAATAAGCTTGTTTACATTGACTGGCCTATAGCCGCTTGAGATAGTGACAGAGCCAAGGGCATCCCGCAGGTGTTGCAGGACATCGACGCATAATCGTTTCAGGTTATAAAAAACTTCTGAGTCTGGAACAACCTCAATTTCAATGCCATGACGCGCTGCTGTTTGCGACAGCGTAAACTCATCGAGATAGAAGTTTTTGGATAATTGAATTCGGCTCATGCCGCCATATTAGGCGGTAGGGCGCAACAGAATTAGACTGAAGTGCTTCAGTGGGTTGGTATCTTGTAGATATTATTAGCTTATCCGTTTATTATTGGCTAGGCAAATTTTGTTATTTATGGAGTAACAAGCTATGGCGTTAGAAAAATGCAAAGAATGTGACCACGAAGTTAGTAAAAAAGCAAAAGAATGCCCTAATTGTGGCGCACCTGTAGGTGCTAAACAATATAGCTTGGGTTCATTAATAATCTTAATTATATTTGGTTGGTTTATGTATTCGCTTTTATCAACCGATTACATATCAGAATCTACAAATAGTAATAGTGTTGCATCAACAAAAGCATCTGAACCTCAGCTTGAGGTTTTGTCATGGAAATGCGATACCGAGCATAGTTATATTTTTGTTCGAGGAGAAGTAAAAAACATATCTAGCAAAAAGTTAAAAAATGTAGTTGCAGTTGGTGAGTTTAGGAATAAAGCTGGTGAGCTTGTAAAGACTGAAGATGCTCTTCTTGAATATAACCCAATAATGCCAGGTCAAACATCACCATTTAAAGCGGGTGGCACTAGCAATCCACAAATTGAAAATTGCAATATTTCTTTTAAGTATTTATTTGGTACTCCAGTTGCTTATATAGTTAAGAAAAAATGAACTCTAAATCAAAACAACTCAGCCTGCCGATCATCAATATCATCACTACGACCAATAATTGTCCATACCTGCCTTTCAGTTAAACCATAGTCAGGAGCCAGTAGCCTGGCTGACTTACCGCGCATATGCCGCCCCCTAATTTCATCATCACGAATAGCACGTAATGCATCTACGGCTCGGGGTACACAAATATATTCCCCGCCATAATGTTCAGATAACATCCTCGCTTCTTTAAACCCAAGCCTTTGGGCCAGCTGGTGTTCGGGCTTCATTTTCTCTGGAATATACAGTTGCTGAATGCCGCCCCAGAATTTAACTAAAATTAAGGCCTTATGCAGGCCAATCAACTCTACTTTTTCACGCAGTGATTCAGGCAAGTATTGCTCGTAGGCTGTGGCTTGTGTGATATCGATTGTCATACCGTGGGGATCTGCCCTAACACAGCTTTGATTTGCGGCCAGCGGCCTTTTGATTCAGCCTCTGTAACAAAAGCATCATGCAAACGCCTGGCACCACGGAACCGACAATCCTGTTGCCATTGCCGCTTTGACCATAGGCCATTTAAAAACCGCTCAATGACCAGAGACAAGGTATCAAATGCCGGCACACCCTCCAGGCCCATTGTGAATAGTTCAGCCAGAGAACAGCAGACTGTGCGTGTAAACCATTCAGGGATACCATCTGGTGTTGGATAGGTTTTTAATAATTCAATGGCCTGTGCGGTTTTTGAAACAGGTTTTAAAGCGGGTGTAATGGCTGTTGAAATAGCTTTGTTTTCCATCGGCCTAAGTAATACTGTTTCTAATACACTGCCTAAGTAACGATGATTACTAAGGGGTTTAAAAACACCCTGATCTTGTTTAACGCGCATGGCTTGCACTGTTTCGTTCAATGCAACAGTCAGTGCAAATTTATTTTCTTCTAATTCTATAACTTCTTTTGCCAGGCGTAGTGCTCGATCATTTGCAAGATCCCTGGTGGCTGGCCTGAATAATCCAAGGTATGAAACTAATGCTGTACTGACAACAGAATCAAGACTTGATAGTAGAACCAATAGTGAACGGCCTGATTCATCCTGTATGAGCGCATCCAGATTTATTCGGCTGTGGCAAATTGGGCAGCGGCTTAATTGCACTATTGAGTTCTCCTGCCGTGTCGTTTAGCATCGTAAGTCAACGCTGCAATAATCTTTCTTAACTGTCCCCACTGAAGCCATTCATATCGTTCCACATGAAACATTCTTTTTGCCATGCCATCGGCGTATTCATCAGGGCGTTTTGCTTCGGCCAACATAGCTTGAATTTTATTTATTAATGCCTGTTTGTCCTGTGCAGGTGTTGTTCTTTTCTTTCGCTTGAACTTCGCACCACAGCTTCTTAAATGATTCAGTATTTTTTTACGTCCATATTCATCAAGATCTTTAGATGAGCGTACACGCGCAACCGTCCACAACATGTCTTTGTAAGTATCATCATCAAGCCCCAGCTGTTTCTTAGCGATATGAATTTTTGCCAGTTCTGTGTTGCGATCACTACTCATCTTTCATTGCCTCGATGGCTGCTTTATAAGTTTTATAATCAATAATTTCTATATTCTGATTATGTTTTTTCAGGTGATTAATTAATGGTCGTGGACGGTTCCACATTGGGTCAGGCCACATTCTCTTTTTATACATACCTTTTTTTTTACATTCTCTTTTGCCATATATTTTTTCGTACAGTTTCAACTGTTTGGCCGTGAAACATGCACTAGTGCGTAGTCGCCAGAAGCGCCTGGCTTCTTCAGACATCTTGTCGCCAACACCAAACCATTCGCCTTTTATCCACCCATTGACATATACATTAATAACCAGTTTACTTTTATTACGTACCAGGGCAAAACCAACATAGTATTCATCACACTTTAAATACACAGGACTAAACAGTGCATCAAGTTGTAATTCAATTTCTTTCCATTGTTCTTTTGTTGGTTGACTCATTGTTTTTTTACCATCGCATTGTTCTTTTGTTGGTTGACTCATTGTTTTTTTACCATCGCATCGTACTTTTCCCATGCCTTTTCTTTAACTCGATTAACCCTGTGATTTGGAATTAAAGAATTTATATGTTTCCATTCAGCTTTATTACTGGCATGAAATATTCCAATTGCCATAGCGTATGCAGTTGATAAGCTATGATCCGTTCCATTCTCAACCTCAAATTTGATAAGTCTTAAAATAGCCAGTTTCATATCCATCACAGTACAGCTATATCTAATGCGATGGGTTCCCATTGACCATCAGAATCAGTGCGTGTATAAAACCGTATGTATTCTTTACTGCCTATAATCTGAATTGAATCGGCAATGGCCTGCATTGCTCTGTCCCATCGCTCATCATCCATATCTAGTTTCCTTAAACCCAAAATATCAGCCGTAGATACCTGACCTTGTTTGTCTACTCGAAAGGCATGCTCAACCAGAGCACGAATGCGATCATTGCTGCCATCTGACCAGTCGTGTATGCACTCGTCGATAAGTTGTTTAGCAACTTGCAGGCGTTCATCAAATTGAATATTGTCGGCAATGGCGATCTGTATTTTCTGTGTGCCGTCAAAACTGACCAGGCTGATGTTGCCTTTTTTACCGCCCATCTTTACGTCATAGTCCTGGGCTGATAAATCAACAAAAGCTTTTACCTGTTCCATCATGCTACGCTTAAACTGCTTTATGATCTGTTGCTGGGTACTTGCCATCGCGGTTAATTTAACAACCAGCTCATCGCGCAATAAATCAAGTGGCTTAATTCTTTTAAGTGGCACAAGATTACCTTTTGCATCTTGTTTAAAACCTTCTGGAATAGACATTGTTAATTCCCTCCTAACCTGGTAAACGAAGCTGGCCACGCAAATCGGGCAGCGAGACTTTTTTCATTCTGGATATTTGTGTTAGCGACGCCATTGCCCGTTGATGTAAAAAAAGACAGGTGTCGTTTAATTCGTCTTCGGTCTCAGCAATGAAATAACCTGATGCTGGGTGGGCACAAATATGATGACCTTCAAGCCGTAATTCAGTAACCAGTTTTCGAACCTGCCTCTGCGCGGCATAGCTCGGCTCTCGCCAGGGCTTGTGATTTATTTCTGATACCAGGGCATCACATTTCACGCCATTGGTTTTGCCGATATGATTTTGTAATGCTTTAAGAACATCGCTTTTACTAAACATTTCAAATTCTCCCCGTAACCATTAAACCGAATGTAAAAACAGCTTTTAAAAAACCGACAACATATCGCTTAATAAAAACACCAATCACAACGCCCACCATTACTGAGATAATATCCATTGGGCTAAACCCTCTCTATCCACTTAACTTTGCAGTTCTGTACAGTAGCGATGTACTCACGCTCTCGGCCATTGCGCCCATTACGTAATGCCATTGACACGCCTTCCAGGGTTTCACATTTTTTACAATGTTGAATCCATATCTCTGGCGTTGATGCTTCAATTTTGACTGATAGCACTATGAATCCCTGGCCCACCAATATCCGCACACACTTATTCGATGCAACCGACTGGGTAATGATGTTGAAATTTTGCTGGTCACGTTTATTTCTAATTAACTGTGTAACATTACTCATGACTTACCTCGCAATTCGACTATGAGAACAACCGCCATGACAGGCCTTAAAAAGCTGTACCCGCATAGAATTGGTGGCTGCGTATTTTCGACGTTGGTTTTCCATGCACTTGTTAGCCTTAAGTTCACCCATAACCGGGCATTGAACTATGGCTGAAAGCAATGCGCCTTCTACGGCTTGTTTAACAGCGATTAAATCGCCTTTGTAACTGTTGTTTAAAACCGTATTAACCACCGCTGGTGAGTAACACATTTCAGCGGCTATTTTTTTCTGATTGCTGTTATCACAGGCTTCCGCCATGACCATTACCCAATCAGGAAGCTGATCTCCCCATGCTTTTTTAGCTTTGCTTATGGCGCTCATGATTCGTTCCCTTTAGGCCAGACCACTTCACCAAGATTAGGATCGAATACTTGCTTCACACGCTGCACCATTGGCGGCAGCGGCCCAGTGTTACGTGCAGGAATAAAACGAAAGCGTGATGGCTCGACTTTATTGCCTGGTTTAACTAATCGAATGTAACCCGCTTTTTTAAGATGTTTGATATAGTCCTTTACATCCAGCTCTTTAATTATTGTGCTGCCGGTTGCAGCCGTCGCAACCAGATCGTGCCAGTTAAACTCTTTTAGAATTTTCATGGCATTCCATAACTGTTTACGCACTTCACCCTGTTTGCTCTCGTTGCCTTCTTTATCAAGCCGTGGCGCATCAATGCCGATATCATTAATCAAATGCCAGCGTTTTCGAATGTAGCGACTGTGTATATCTGTGTCGCTTTTTTCACCCTTTATTAACTCCAGATATTTACCGAGTGTTAAGCGTTTGACATAAGTGCGGATAGTGTCAGTCGAGACAAGATCCTGTTTTACATCTGTTCGAACATTTACTTTCTGCTCGATATCTAAATAAGTGAACTTCTTTAATGCACGAATCGCTGCCCAGATCGCATCACGGTGAGTTAAAAAACCGTGACGGTGCTGCATTGTTATTGGTTTTCTTTTGGTTTTTGTTGCCGCCATTTCTACACTCTCCGCTTTGGAGCTTTGCCGGTGTAAAAAGGCTGGTTACCCCATTCAGCTAATGAGATCTGACTCATGCCATTTTCAAGTGCAAATTCCTGGACGTTATAAAGGTTTACACAGATCCGGCGCACACAGCCTTTTGTGACTTCCATTAATTTATTCAGAATGTCGTCTTCGACAATAACCTTCTGGCAATAAAGTTTGCGAAGTAGACCGGCATCATCGGCACTGGCTGGCTGTGCCGGCACCCACTTTAATATGCGGTTATGAAATCGCTCCCAGTGAGTCAGGTTATCTTCCAGGCGTTCTTCGCCAATAAGCAAGATGGGTGCGTTTGAGCCTTCATAAATATCACGCACAACCTCAACCGCTTTTTTATCTACCATGTGATCAAACTCATCTATGATCAAAGGCCGCCCCGATAAAGCGAGTTGTTCCGCTATTTGATCTGTCATTTCAGGTATGGTTTTGGCTTGTGCCATGCCCATTTCTTTTAAAACATTTGAGAGAAATGCTTTTTTAGTCCATGTTGATTTACACTCAACGTAATAAGCATTGAACTTGTTGGCAGCAAATGCTGCACCATTAGATTTGCCATAACCCGATGGGCCATAATAAGAGACCATGCCAGGCAAATGTGCTGGACGGCTTATTGCAAGTTCAAGAGCCGACACGCATAACGACACATTCGTGAGTGGTGCTATCGTGTTGACAGTTGCTGTTTCATTTGTCATATTGTTATTTCCCCATAAGTTCCGCTATTGGCGTAGCGGGTTTAAAATTGGTCTCTTGATATTCAAGAGGCCTGATTTTTAATTAGTTTTCACGCGCATAGTCATCAATAGAAAGACCAAAATCTTCAAACATATCCTTCATTGTTTTGTATTCATTGCCTAACATGTATTGCTCAAGCTTTTGTTTTATTTCTATATTTACCGGTTCACCGTTCTCAATCTGTCGTTCTATACGTGCCCAACGTGAGTAGCGTTCTTTATCTGTTTCTTTTTTGTGAATATTGACTATTGATGCCTCTTGGATTTCTTTAGCAATTTGTTGCTGATGTTGTTTTTCTTTATCAGTCAATTCACGAGGCTGCAGAAGGTGAGGCCGATAATTTTCATGCCGCATGATCTGTACAGCACCTGCATTAGGTGTTTGGGGTGATGTTGTGGTAGGCAATAACTCGGTAGCCTCAATAAGATCCATTTTATCTTCGGCTTTGGCAGCTTCTTTACTTGAACGAACAAAGTGTTTACGTGCCCGATTAAACTCTCGCGCAGCTTGCGTGTCACCAAACCCAGTGACTTCAATGCACTCAGCTTCTGTTATGTAGCGGCCATCTAGTGTATAAACATGCACTTCATCATGCAGGCTATCTGGATCAAAGCGAGCAACAATTTTCGTGCCTACATGATCATAAAGTGATTCTGAGTAATAGCGATTTTTACCTATGCCTACACCGCTGCCCGCTTCAAGCAGGAAGGTACCGTCTTTTTTAACTTTTACGCCTTCAGCGGATAATAACCATAAGCGACGTTGCTCTGTTGTGGCTTTACGGATGGTTGCGTTTTTATATGATTCATTAAACACCTGGTCAAAACTTAACTTGCCATAGGCCATTTCAGTTTTGCGGCCTTCTCGTGCATTCCAGGCATTCACTTCCTGATCTAGAATTTCTAAAAATTGTGCAAGCGGTATTGCTTTGGATCCATAATTTTCTGGCTTGGCCATTGGGCTGTTGCCGGTAAAGGCTCCAGCAAATGCAGGATGCTTATCAACCACTTCACCAATGCCGCCTACACCAAATGAGCGTTCTATTGGTTTAGCCTGGCCGTGGCCTTTTCCTTTATAAACACTTGTCCAATGCACATCGACGTTAAGCATTGGAAATAAACCGAGCGGATCATCATCTTTTACTTTAAAGCGATAACGATTAGGTACGCCACCTGTCATCCATTTATTTGCAGCTGCTCGTGTATTATCAATAGTGGCGTGATCGGGTATGCCATATTTTTCAACTAGATCACCGAACGATAAGCGAATAACATCGGTATGCTCGGTTTGGTCAGTTCGCCATGCAAGATGTTTACGGCTTTGAATATCCTGCCAGAACCATGTCTTGGGTCGTGCAATTTCACCATTTGGCCAGAGAACAAAAACATTGTGCTGATAGCCATCGCCATTAATCCATTCCAGTGCATGCAGGTCTTTAACAGTACGCTGCTGTGCAGGATACAAACTCATAAGAGCATGCTCACCTTCACGCATTAATATGCGGACGGTGAAAGGGACTTCACTTTCTATTCGACGTTCCAATGTGCGCTGACAGGGTATTTCCCACCCGTGTTCTTTAGCTGCACGTTTTAATCTGTCGTAACAGGCACCGCCGCTGGGTTGTTCCTGGCGAAGGAAATCCACTTTAAAAAATTGCCAGGCTTCAGGAGTACATGCAGATGTTTTTTTATTACCTGCGTGATGAGGCACCAATGCAGCAAGCCAGTCTGATTTTTCATATTGCTTACAATCTTTATACCAGCGATATAAAGACGAACGATTAAAGCCTGCTGTTAATGCAGCCTGGTTAAATGCCTGAGATCGTTTAACGCCATTTTTAACCATTACTAAAGCTGCATTAATAGCTGTTAGTTTATTCTTTGCAGTGTCTTTTTGTTTGGTGGTTTTTGAATCATAAGAAGCCCATAGTGATTCTCTGTCATAAGTAAATGATGCTGTACTAACTGGCTTGTCATTAGTAGCTACTTCAAAGTGTTCTGAGAATTTTTTAAGTAACGCTGACTGGATTTCAGTAGGTAGTATGGCCAGCATATAGAGGCGGCGACATTTACCACCGGCTGATTTTTCTTCTGTGTAAATCCAGCTTTCATTTTTAGCTCTTTTTTGTACGGCCTGTCGAGATACGCCAAGCGCCTCAGCAATTTGTTTAATCGTATAGGTGCAGTTATTACTTATTTCACCCATTAAAATTTACCTTTTTATTACGTAACACATTTGCAGCATGAAAAAGGCAATACCAGTCTTGTTCTTCAAAATTTTCAGCTTCTGCGTAGCGAAAGAAACATTCTTTAAATCGCCCATTAATAATATTATTAGCTACTTCTAAATCCACATTTAATAATTTAGAAATACCGATTGCTCTACTGTCATTCAATGGCAAAGTGGTTTTACTCATTCCATTTCACCCATTACTTTTTTAAGTTCACGAATCTTGCGAGCGGCTTCTTCTTTCAATCGTTCTAGCTTGCCCAGTTCAGCACACAAGGTTTCTTTACCAATCAACAAGCGGCCACCACGTTTATCAGCTAACCAGTTAGTAAATAAATGAGTTTTACAGGCTGTTTCAAGAACTGCAGTCTGGTAAAAAGGCATGTTATAAGCATCACGACTTTCACTGGCCCAGGCATCAATCATGTACTTGGAAACTTCCTGACCAGATAGCTTGCTCATCTCTGCAGCTACTTCATATCGATCAAGATCACACTCTTTAAGTGCAATCCCAACCAGACCAGAAATCTCAGCTCGATAATCCATACTGGAAGGTAAAGAGCTGGCAGGTTGAGGTACTTCAAATAAATCCAGTGTGCGGATATCAGACTTGCACTGGCTCATGCAGCATCCTCATGTTTATCTGATCTACGAGATTGAACATTGCGTCCAGTTTTTTTGCTGTTATTATTTGCACCCTTGACAGTAGACTTAACAACAGGCCGACCCATACGATAAATAGGTAAACCGTCTTTGTCGTAACGCTCGGGCCACAGGTCAGCCGGTGCTATATCAAGCGCATTTGCAATCACCATTTCCATGCGGGGATAGGTTTTGAAAAATGCTGAATAAAGTGTTTGTCGGTTAACCCCGGCCTTATCGGCAACCTGTGCCATTGACATGCCTAGTAAATGCGTCTGGTACTTAATCCATGCGCGTCGTTTAGTGGGGTCTTTAAGAAGTTGCTTGGTTGTGCTGTCTAGTTTTCTCATGGTTTTAAACATTAGACCATATAAGGAACCCTGTAAACCCTTATATGGAACTTAATTTTATTGATCTGTCCTTGGTTGCATTATTAGAAAACAATAATATTTATTATAAAATTTTGTAACATATTGATTTATTTGTTTATTTCTAATAATGCAACCGAGAAAAAGATGTGCAACCGCAGATTGCATTATTGGAACTAAAGATGACAACCAAAACAAAGACAGAAACTATTGGTTCCAGAATTGGAACTTATAGACGAGAAGAGCGATTATCCATATCAGAATTTGGCAAAATTACCGATATCCCTGTTAGTTCTTTGAAAAAATACGAAAGTAATATCAGTATGCCTGGAGGCGAAGCCATCCAGTCTATTGCGAAAGCCGGTATTAATGCTCACTGGCTGTTAACCGGTAAAGGCCAAATGCTAATCAAAGACATTGAAGATAGCGACATAGCCCAGCGCAGAGGGGATACGCTAACCACTGAGGATATGGAAAACCGTAAGAACATGATCGATATGCTGGCTGAGACGACAAACAATCCAGACCAGGTATGGGCTGCACTTCTAACAGAGCTTATGGCTGATTATGATCTTGGGGACAATGCGAACAAACGAATTATGGAAACAATGAAAACATTGAAAAATATGAAGTAAGTTATGTTTAAAAGCCGATTAAACACCAGGTAATCAGCATTTAACCTTGTCGCAATTCATGTGTCGTATTTTTCCGATATCCTCAAAATTCCTGAATATCGGCATTTTGTCGCAATTCTGGAAATATCTATTTAAAAGCTCTATCGCTACCAAATAGATACTTAAATCCCGTTGTTTTCATCCCGCTATACCAAGCGCATTCAATTTATTGATTATTGCAGATTCCTTCACTTTTAATGCTCCCAGTTCCAGTAGCAACTCAAGCACATCCTTTTTATCTAAAGATACATCATCACTTGTTCCTAATGCGCCTGATAGATTGGCAATCACATCATCCTTGCCTTTTAAACGCTTTATATAGCGGTGTACGGACGATTTAGAGGTGTCTATACCTTTTGAGCCAAGCCACTCCGCTGTCTCAATACATTCGCTATATCCGGTATTTCTAATTTTATTGTCCAGCTCATTTTTAAGATCACTTGGTAATTTGTCGAATTTAGATACAGTGCCCAT